AATATAAATCCGTTACGAAGGAGGAAGGGATTTCTAAGTTCGCCGAGCTAAAGAAACTGGCTCGCGGGTCGATAAATACAGAGAGCAACTAAAGCAGATAGCCCGAGGCAGCAATGAAAATAAAACTTGAAATAAAAAAAGAAGTTGGATTTCAAGGTGGGATATTTAGTCGCCCAATTAGATACGCGCTGCCATTTTATAAATCTAGTGCCGGGAAATATGTACATAGGATTAGAAGTTCTCAGTCCTACTATTTAAAAAGGACTGGAGAACGAAGTCATATTTCAGTTACTTTCTGGTGTGGTAATATCGGGTCTCTTGGTAAAGGTAAAATGTATTCGAAAATCGACACCAACATGATTTTATGCGCACATTGCGAAGGAAAAGCTATTGGTGCTGGAATGGACGGCGCTAGAGAGATAAATGGTAGGGCTGTTATGTACGAGCCTAGAAAATAAAGCAGATAGCGAGAGGAAAGGTGAAATGATATATATATGGCGGAATGAAACTGATAGAGACACAATACATCTTGGCGTGAGAAACAGTAGAGGGTATTCAATATGGGCAACAATTTTCGTCGATGGCGCATATGATTTATTTGGTCTAAGTTTCGAGCAATTTCAGTTAATAACAACAAAACCCAGACCGATAGAACTTTCATTGGAGATTTTAGGCGAGGAAGGGTGAAATGAACTACTCAAAATTCGAAGTAGGCGAAGATTGCTGGCTAGTCAGCCCTAATTTCCCAGAATACCAGTGGGTTAAAGTCAAGGTCCTAGCGAAAAAGTTTTGCCGGTATGAGGTAAACGGAGTGCGTCACATGGAGCCGCAGTGGGGTTATGATATCGGCATCCTCGGCCCGGTGAATGGCGCCCAGTGGTGGAGCGAGACATCACTTAGGAAAATTAACCCCGACACGCTGCAATCCTGCGGCGAGGGCTGGTCGCTGGAAAGTTTAAAGGGCGATATTCATGCCGAAGGGCAATAAGAGCGGTCGATATCCACAGATCGAGCAATATGTTGTGAGGCTGGACGCCGTACATAACATATCGAAGCAGTATTGTGGTAAGGATGTTATTTACAAGCTATGGCAAGGTCGTGAAGGGCTTTTTGTTGGTAGTCTGGCAGATTGTGTACAGGAGTATGGAAAGCGGGCTGGGGTCGATCTCAAGGCTTTGAGGGTGATGTTGGTTAAATATTTTAAAGGGTGGCAGAAATGACGCAAAGAACATTAACCCAAAACAAAGCCCTGCATCTCTATCTAGAGCTGCTATCCGAAGCCCTAAACAATGCCGGATACGACATGAAGCGCACGCTCAAGGAGGATATTGAAATTCCTTGGAATAAGGATATGGCGAAGGAGTTTCTGTGGCGTCCAATTCAGGAAATAGTCCTGAAAAAGAAGTCCACAACCGAGCTGGAAACCTCGGATTTGAACGAAATCTATGCGATACTTGATAGGCATATCTCGGCAAAATTCGGCGTTCATGTCGAGTTCCCGAGATTCGACCATAACGCGCCAGGTTGGGAGATTTATGAGCAATGTCATTAAGTTGCATCCATCGGTAACGCCAGACGAGGCGCTAGAGCATGCTAAAGATAAATATTCTGATGTTCTAATATTAGGATTTGACAAGGAAGGTATCTCGCTTGCTTACGGTTCCGATGGGATGACCGTTCGGGATATAATTTACCTCATGGAATCCTTTAAGAATGAGTTATTGAATGGCTACGAAGAAGATTAAATATCCATAAGTCTCCGTCAAGTGGTACGACCATTTTGCTTGTTATGGCGAATACTCATTGAGCGAAATCAAGAAAAAGCTTAAAAAACCTTGTGTCAGGGATTCTAGCGAGTATCTAATCGCGGAGAACGATAAAGTTATGGCAATTGCCGGGACGATTGACCGTGAGGATGGTAAGGAGATATTTAGCGATATATTCTATTGCCTGAAAGCTGACGTAATTGACATCAAATATGGCTAAGAAAAAAACCATAGCCCAGGAAGTCGAGGCGGCGGCGGTATTACTGCAAAAGCTGACTAGGCTTAGGGCAGCGGACAAAAACGGCCATTGTGCCTGTGTTACTTGCGGGCTTGTTAAGCCTTGGGATGAAATGCAAGGCGGGCATTTTATCGGGCGAAAGTGGACGGCTACTAAACTCATGGAGGAAAACATTAACCCACAGTGCGCTAGATGTAACGGTCCTTTGCGCGGCAATATGATTGCTTACACGCTCTACATGCAGGATAAGTATGGCAGGGAATTTGTTGAGGAACTGGAAAGAATAAAGCACGTTACAAAGAAATATTATCGAAACGAAGTTCTTGAATTACAACAGAAATACAAAGACGAAATCGAGAAGATTCGAGAGGAAAAGGGTTTATGATTAGTATTTTTATGGCGTCGATATGTATTATTTATTTATTTTTGATAATCCCGCAGATGTGGCATGATGCAAACCATAATTACGAGAAATTACAATGGTTAATCCAGCAGGAGAAAATGGACGCTATCTCTTATAATAGATTTATTAAAGGAATCATGGATGAGACATGGCGCCCAAGTGATAGGATATTAAACGCAGCCAAGAGATGGAAACAAGAGGGTTATAATGTGCAAGAAATGTGATTATCAAATGGCCCAGTTATGAGCTGAAGATTTAATCGAGTAAAATCCTCTAAAAACATGACAGGTGAGATATGAATAGACGAAGTTTTTTAAAAATACTCGGAGTAGCGCCACTGACCATCGCTGTTCCGGCGTTCGCTAAATTGAAGCTACTGGAAACTGATGAGGAGAGATTCATTCGGTTATTAAAGACTGGCGATGTTGTTGGCGAGAAATTCGTTTTTCACACGCCGATCACAATACAATCAGCTAATAATTTTCGCATAACAGGGTGTCGGTTTTTATGGAAAGGCGAAGGGGATATGATTACATTTAATCATGCCGACAATGGTAAAATTAATTCATGTCGGTTTTGGTCTGAGAAAACCTTTTCCGGGAACTATTTGGTTCTTAAAGATTTTAATAATTTATCATAATAAATGAACACCTTAGGATCGAGACACCCTCGATGAGCGTACAACGGTAAAAACGCTAACCGTGACCAGCCGGGAGAGTAGCGGCAACTATGCGCGAGCGGCGTGGAAAGCGAACACGCACGGTACTGAGTTCCGTGATCTGGTACGCACAGCGTAAGAAACCCAGGCAAGAGCCGTCGTAGCGTCCGGCCTCGCGCACCCAATTCGCCGGTATAGCTAATTGGAAAGCAACCGCCTTGTAAGCGGTGATATGTAGGTTCGAATCCTACTACCGGCTCCAAACTAAGAGAGGAAATATAATGCCAGGTAAAATTTCTTATATCCCGCAGAAGCGAGCGAGCAAGGATTTTTGGGGGCAATTCGCAAAGAATAACGATTTTAATGATTCTAGCGTTTCGTACGAGCAACTAAACCGGGTTAAGGAAAAATTAGGTAGAGTTTTAAATAAACCGGCTAGTCTGGTTATTCCCCCACGGGATCTGGAGATGATTAATAAAATTTTACTAAATTCAAGACGGCCTTAGCGCCTATGTGAAGTAAGGCGATAAACTAGGGCCATAACCGATAAGGTGATAATTATGAGTAATGAGAGGGATAGGATACAGTTTGTAATTGATCGGGGTGGGTACTGTGAGGCTGTAAAGTGGGCTAAGCGGGTATTGAATGCATATGAAACTGGAGTACGTAATCCCAATAGTCATATTGGAAAGGCTGGGAAATATCAATTATCAGCGACAGAGTCTATTAAAGAATTAAAAAAATTTATAGAATTATCGATAACGACACAATGTCAAGAAAGGAATTATCAGCAACGCTGAATCGGGAGGTGGTCCATATCTCCAGGGACACGCAATAGACAAGTCAATGGATTGCGTATAAACTTCACGTTATATGCCCGTTACGGCGGGCTTTTTTAGTTACTAGGCTGGCACAAGCCAGGAGGAACCTTGAGTATACTAATCACTGGTGGAGTCGGCGCTTTTGGCCAGGCTTTCGTCAAATATCTTCTCGACAATAATATCTACAACCGCATCTGCATATACTCGCGAGACGAATGGAAACAGGCGCAAATGAGGACGCAGTTCGGTAACGACCCTCGCCTGAGGTTCTTTGTTGGCTGCGTGCGAGATAAAGAACGCCTCAAAGTGGCTATGAATGGGATAGAGATAGTTATTCACGCCGCGGCTTTGAAGCGGATCGAAGTCGGTGCGTATAATCCTAGTGAAATGGTAAACACTAATGTCATAGGGTCTATGAATGTGATCGACGCTGCGGTGTACAACGGCGTGAAAAGCGTTGTGTTCCTTTCTACAGATAAGGCATATGCACCTATCAGCCCATACGGATGTTCTAAAGCTTTGGCGGAACAGCTCTTTCTGGCTTCTAATAATATGTACGGTGTAAGAGGACCAAGATTCGCCGTAACACGATACGGGAACGTGGCCGGATCGACTGGAAGCGTTATTCCTGTTTGGCGAGACGCAATTGCGAATAAGAGAGAGATCCGGGTAACCGACCCAGAATGCACGCGGTTCTGGATGTATATGCACGAAGCAGTTGGCTTGGTTATTGACACAATCGTAACAATGCCGGCTAATCCGGTAATCCCAAAACTACCAGCTTACCGTCTCGGCGATCTTGCGATGGCTATGGGGATAAATAATTATGTCAAGACCGGACTCGGCAGTTATGAGAAATTGCACGAGTCTATGGCAGATGGGAATTCTAGTGATATAGCCAGACGATTGTCAGTGCAAGAATTGGCGGGGATGCTAGCCCATGTCTAATCATCACCAAGTAACCAATGAATTCAAGCAGATGGACAAAGGGAGCCGTGAATGAAATCTCCGTTTAACGTGGTGAAGGATTTCGAGGCGGCGCTATGCGAGTACACCGGCGCGCCTTATGCGGTAACGGTAAATAGCTGCACGATGGCAATATTACTGTCATGCAAGTATTTTTTTAATCATGTAAAAGTCTGCTATTGGCCGCCAGGACGAAAAAACGATTTAATGATCCCGTCAAGAACTTACGTCAGTGTTCCTCAGAGTATAATACATGCTGGCGGGCAAGTTTGTTTTAACGATCATGAAGAATGGCTCGGGGAGTATCAATTATTCCCGGCTCCTATATGGGATAGCGCTAGAAAATTTACATCTGGAATGTATAAAAAGGGACAATTCCAATGCGTTTCTTTTCATACCACCAAAATCCTAGGAGACACCCAGGGCGGCGCTATCCTCCATGATGATCCGGAAGCGGATAAATGGTTCCGTAAAGCGCGCTTTGATGGTAGGACCGAGGGAGTAGCGCCGAAAGACGATAACTTTGACATGATAGGGTATCATTGCTATATGTCTCCGGATGTAGCCGCAAGATTACTCCACAAGCTCTCAGTATTGCCAAAACACAACGACCCGATCCCAAACGACGATTATCCAGACTTATCAAAATTTAAGGTATTCCAATGAGCAGAGAGCCAGATATTAATATGGACATTCAAATGAATGAGGGCATGGTGGTCATTGGCTTTAATAAGCCTGTCACTGAGGTATCAATGCACTCAGAAATGGCCTACCGTATCGCGGAAGAGATCGCAAAGAAAGCCAACTCAGCGATTATGAGCGGGAAACCTAACGCCGCAAAACTAGCCGACCAGATTCACGGCAAGATGGTAACTCGCCTAACTCACGTCATCAGGGGTGAGATAGCTAAGGGAAAGCTCCCAGGATACATCGCGCAACAGTGTGTCGATATTATATTTTCGGAAATATTCTGATGGCTGGCATAGTCGCAATCCTTGTGATGGCCGGTATACCATGCTCGGTTATCTTTACCATGTGGATGACAGGTCATTTTGCAAGAATATGTCCAAATTGCGGAGAGCAGACGATAGTGCCTGGCAACTATGTAGATGCAACAAAAACCTACTGCAACAACTGTAAGCTTATATTTGAGATAGATTAAATGCTAGACTCAGTTTGCATAATCCCTGCGCGAGGCGGATCAGGCAGAATCCCGCGCAAGAATATTAAGGACTTCTTCGGGAAGCCGATCATAGCCTATTCTATTGATCTCGCGAAGAATAGTAGCCTGTTCGATAAAGTTTACGTATCAACCGAGGATAAGGAGATTGCAAAAATAGCAACAGAGTATGGCGCCGATGTAATACCAAGAAGCAACGCAATGGCCCATAACGATGTAACGACGCAAGCGGTCATCAGGGATGCAATTAGGCATTTAGAAGAGGCGGCGATATTCTCCCCGGCATTGCTGCCTACCGATGAAACTTTGGTTTGCTGCCTGTATGCAACATCTCCACTCCTGAGTCTGCAAGATCTTCGTAGAGGCCGCCAATTACTCTACTCGAATCGCAAGATGTGCTTCTCGTTCTCAACTGGAACTCCTTTACATGATGCCGGCAACTTCTATTTCGGCTATGGCCGTTCGTGGAAAAGCGAGATTCCCATCCATGGCCCATGGTCGATTATGTGTCCGGTAGAAAATTTTCAGGATATTAATACACCAGAGGATTGGGCGCTAGCTGAATATAAGTACGCCAAACTAAACGGGATCAATTACCCTATACCGAAAGACAGTCAAGCCCAAGTAGTGGCCGCGGACCCCAATCTGTAGGAAAAATATGTTATATAATACGGGCGCCCCAAACCAGATGAATTGTGAAAATTAATGCTAATAGTCGCTGAAATATCAGGCTCTCACGACGGATCGTTTGAGAAGTGCATGCAGCTAATCAAGGCCGCCGCTGATTCAGGCGCCAATGCGGTTAAATTTCAAACGTTTGAGCCAGAGCGCCTATCAACTAACGTTAGGATAAAAACTGGTCCGTGGGCAGGCAAAAGTACCCACGAGTTATACAGAAAAGCGCATACTCCGAAGGCTTGGCACAGAGAGCTATTCAGCTACGCAAAGGAGCTGGGGCTAACCCCGTTCTCTACCCCCTTTCACCCGCGCGACGTTGAATTTCTGGAGACAATTGGCTGTTCTTTGTACAAGATATCTAGTTTTGATATAATAAACTACGAATTATTGCAGGTAACTGCTGACACAGAAAGGCCAATAATTCTATCTACAGGCATGGCCACAGAGGGCGAGATAGTATCCGCGCTCGATGTTGTGAACGGTGTTTTTTTGACGTTGCTCCACTGCGTAAGCGCTTATCCGGCCGATTCTGATAATTTCAATCTAGCAACAATGATAGATCTTATGAAGTATGGAACGGACGTAGGGATTTCAGATCATACTAAGACGCACCAAGTACCTGTTATTGCCACATACATGGGCGCCGATGTGATAGAAAAGCATATTTGCCTGGATAGGGGTGGAGTAGACGGGAAGTTTGCGTTACTTCCCGAGCAGTTTGAGACAATGGTTCACGCCATACGGAAAGCCGAGGAGCGAATAGGTAGGCCGACATATGGGGTTAAGCCAGGGGAGGAGGCCAGCTTCGAATTACGGCCTTCCTTGCATTTCGCTAAGGATCTACCAGTGGGGACGGTAGTAAGGCGCGACCATCTCAAGGTATGCCGGCCAAACGATGGGCTGCACCCTAGGCACCTAAACTCATTTATAGGGCGAAGGCTTGTAAGATCAGTGAGGGAAGATGAGCCAGTTGTATAAGTTCAAGTTTAACGAGTACATTTACCCGGTAAAATTAAACTGGCCGCAAATCATCGACGATATTATTCTAACAGGCAGGTCTTACTCAGATATAGCTAATCTAGTAGGCGTCCCATGGAGCACGGCGCAGCGATGGCGAGACGGGTCAGAGCCAATGGAGTCAAGTGGGCGCTCTCTTCTGGCCTTGCATTGTAGATGCTGCGGTGAAGACCTAACCATTCAAAGAATCGCCGAATCTGGCGGACTCAAGCAAATCCAATATTTAGTTAAACTCTTCCAGAAGGCGTTTTCAAATGACGCTTAAGCGTTAGCGTATAATGTCTTTAAATTCCAGAATATTAGTATTATTTTATGCTTATATGGTGATACTTTGGCTCTGATATTGATTAATAGGCGGTATCTGAGAACAGAATTGGAGCAGATGCATGGCGAAGTTTGTTAAAGGTCAATCAGGTAATCCGGGCGGCAGACCAAAACAAGTCCATAGATTACGTGAGTTAGCCCAAGAGAAAACAGAGGCGGCGTTGAATACTCTTGTAGAAATAATGAAGAATAAAGATGCCCCTCCCTCGTCAAGAGTCCAGGCAGCCTGCGCAATATTGGATCGCGGCCATGGTAAGCCAATACAGATGACAGAAATCACAGGTAAGGATGGCGAGGATTTGTTCGAGCACTTAAGCGACAAAGAGATAGCGCGCAAGGTAGCGTTCATATTAACCAAGCCAACCAATGAGGATGAAACCGAGACAAAGGAACTGCACTAATGCCGGCAGCACTTGAACGGAAGCTAAAGAAAGAGGTTAGCGGGAAGAATTGGAGCAAAGAGCGTAAGAATGCCTATGTCTACGGGGCTTTGCGGCGTACAGGTTGGAAACCCAAGAGAGAGATGAATCAATGAAGCCAGTAGGAAAGCTCTACCCAAGACAAAATGCGTATCTGCTCCCGGAGTATTCCGCGGTATTGATGGCCACCACAGCCGCCGCAGCAGTTAACTACCCGAGCACTCAGGTTAGTATGGTGCGGATTCTTGCTAGCGGTAACGCTTATATCAATCTAGAATCCAGCTCTGTCACCAGAGTAAGCACTACAGTCGGGACTTCCACTGGCGAAGTAAGCAGGCAATTTACCATCTCCGCGCAAGGAGATTTACTTTTTCAGGTAACAGGTAAATCTTCATCTTCTAAGCTGTCCGCTATTGCCTTGTCAACGGTAGCAGGCGCTAAGGTGAGGGTGTTCGCACATTTTTATGGGGCTGGTTAATGGCAACCACTCCCAAGGACGAAGAATACGGCTGGCCAGTTGTAATCAGCCCAAACCATTATCGCACGCATGCTGGGCAATCTTTCGTATCTGGCCATGCGTGGAGCGAAGTTTCTACCAGACTGGCTGATAACGCATCTGGCGTCATTTTAATTAAGCCAGGCGGGGAGATGCATATAAGATTCGGGGTAGCTGCCAGCGGAGATGCAGACGTTCAATTGTTTAGAGGCGCGACTACATCGGCCAGCACTACAGCAAGAACGGCTACGATACAAAACAAAAGCGGACACACGGTTAAGCAGTCTCAAGCTACAGTAAGGTGGGGAACTTCCGCCCTTGTGTCGGCATCCACGTGGACTTCGACAACCTGGGGTAGCCCGTACCCGGCACAGTTTTTACCTGGCGGCGCTGGCGGCAATGCTGGTGGAGGCTCGATAGGCGATTTAGTAGGCGAATTAAATTTATCAACATCATACACATACGCTCTGAGAGCGATAAACAGATCCGGGCTGATTGGCACTGTCGCTATGACGCTGGATTGGTATGAGCCGCATCTATCTGTCGGCTCTACTTCGACGTAAACTCCGCCGCAACAGCAACTCATAAAGGAGATCACACATGGCGCAGTCACTTAGTACAATCAGGGGCAAGATCAGGACTTCCAAGCATGGCCTGAGACTTGGTTTAACTCACGACGATTTTCTGGCAGGGTTTAAGCAGAATGTTCAAACTGTAACCAATGCAACAGCGTCCACGACCGCTACCGCATTACTACCCTATGGCATTCACACTGTGCAATCTACCAGCTCCAAGAACTGGACTCTCTCCGCCGCGCCTCATGCCGGCCTAGAGGTTAAGATTGGCACCACGACCACATCGACCAAGGTCCATAAGGTCACCGTTGCATCCGGCGTGCTTATTTCGACTGCCGGCGCCGCAGGAACCAGTATTACCTTGAAAGGGGTTGGCGCCGCTGCCCATTTGGTGTCGCTGAGTACCGCCGCGTGGAAACTGGTTGCTAGTCACGGAACTGTAACCGCAGCTTAATCACTTCATTCTGTAGGAGGAAATGGAATGAGCGAGAAACCGCTGAAAATTTGTATCGTGGGCAGCGCTCCGCATTCGACCATGCACGCGCCTTTTGGTAGCGATGACTGGACGATCTGGGGCGTTAGCCCATCGGTGTGGGCAACAGCCGTACAGCATGGATACGATAAGAGATTCGATGGCTGGTTTGAGTTACACCGATATGGGAACTACCCGAATATGTGCGCCGAGTATCGCGCCTGGCTTGAAAGTTTAGAAGTGCCGGTGTTTACATCTGAGCCGGTAAGCTCTTTAAAAAATAATATTGAGTTACCTGTGGAGGAGCTGGTCGGCAAGTATGGTCCTTATTGGTTTAACTCTACTGTATCCTGGATGATGGCGATGGCTATTGAGCAGGAGCCTACGCAAATAGCGCTGTATGGCATTGATATGGCCGCCAATGAAGAATACTTTTCCCAAAAGATGGGGTGCATCCGGATGGCTGAGATAGCTGTGAGCCAGGGAATTCAGGTTACTGCTCCTTTCGAGTCGGATTTATTCACGCCACCGCCATTGTACGGAGTTTGTGAGTACAACCATGCGTTTATTAAGACCAAGGCCAGAATGCAGGAAATCCAAGGGCGCATCGCAGACGCAGAGAATCGCCTGCGAATAGCAAGTGAGGAGTCGGCCTTCTTGCGCGGCGTCATGGATGATATGAAATGGGTGCAAAATACATGGAACGGAAATATGAATGCCCGTAGAGACAAGTTCAATATGCCGCATATGGGGCAGATTGCAAGCGTACCCGTCGATCTTTCTGAGCAAATGCCGGCCGATATAGCGAAGGCGGAGGCGGAAGCTGAGATGATGAAGCAAGCGCCACGTAAGAAGCCAGGCAGGAGTAAGAAGCCATGAGCTACCAGCCTAAAATAGCAAAAGGAATTGACAAAGCGATTACTAAGCAAAGGCGTATCGAGATTATGAGCAAGGCAATAGGCGCGTGTTATTTTGTCGCAGTATGCGCCTTTACATGGGCTTGTCTGCGTTATTTGCATTCATACAATCCAGCGCTTCATTGGGTTGTTGTAAGAGTGATGCTAGCTATCTGTTTTCTAATACTGGTTAGGGCTAAGCTCTCCAAGAAGCCTGACAAGCTAGAAGTGGCGCGAATCAGAGAGGAAACGAATATAATCCGATGACTCTGCTCGATGAAGTAATAGCCAAGGTAAAAGAATTGCCAGAAGCGAGGAGAAGGGAACTGATAGAGACTGCGGTAGAAGCGACGAAAGACCGCGTGTGGATTCCCTCGCCCGGCCCACAGACTGAGGCTTACTACTCTGAGGCTGATATCCTGCTTTACGGAGGGGAGCCTGGCGGGGGCAAAAGTTCTCTGCTTCTCGGGTTAGCCTTCGAGGAGCATAGGCGCTCTTTAATCATGCGCAGGCAGTATACCGACCTTGGCCACATCATCGAAGAAGCTGTTAAGTTTAATGGGGGGAAGGATGGGTTTAATGGCTCCCCGCCCCCGAAGTTAAAGCGCGGCAACAAGGTTATTGATTTTGGTGCGGCATCGAGGGTTGGCGACGAGCAGCACTGGCAAGGTAACCCGCACGATTTCATTGGTATCGACGAAGCGACACAATTCGCTGAGATACAGATTAGATTCTTGATGGGCTGGTTGCGTAATGCCGATGATCCGAATCAAAGAAAGCGCGTCGTGCTGGCAACTAATCCAGCGCTAGACGCCGAGGGGTTATGGGTCACTGAGATGTTTGCCCCATGGCTGGATGAGAAGTTCATTAACCCGGCGAAACCTGGCGAATTACGCTGGGCTTATGTCAATAAGAATGACAAGGAAGTGTGGGTTGATGGCCCTGATCCGGTCTATGTCGAGGAGTTCGGAAAATACGTTACTCCACGATCATACACCTATATTCCGGCTTCTCTCAATGACAACCCTTTTCTTGTTGGGACCGGGTATGAGAAGCAATTAGACAGCATGGGATCTATCCGCGATTTACTCCTGGGTGGGTTCAGGACGGATTTTAAGGACGATCCAGACCAGATTATCCCAACTGAGTGGGTAAGGCTAGCCCAGCAAAGATGGAGGCCAGAAAGACCGGAGTCTCATGTGCCGATGTGCGCGATGGGCGTGGACTGCACCGGGGGAGGGAATGACCCAATGGTCATCTCGTCAAGGTACGATGGCTGGTTCTCGCCGCTGATAGAGATTCCGGGCGAGGAGATCCCCAAGCACTCGCAAGGCCAAACCTCCGCGGGCCATGTTGTTGCTAATAGATCTAATGAGGCGCTAGTGACTGTCGATCTTGGTGGTGGATATGGTAATGCACTGTATGAGCGGTTGATTAGTAATGGGATAGAAACCAAGGGGTACATGGGCAGCGAAGGGACAAACAGACGGTCCGGGAAGTTAAAGTTTAGAAACACAAGAACGGCTGCACTCTGGGGGTTGAGAGAGGCGCTTGACCCAGGGCAGCCTGGCGGTAGTCCAATATTTCTACCTCCGGGCAGGAAATTATTAGCAGACCTAACGGCTCCGCACTTCAAAGTTCAGTCCGGGGTAATTATTGCTGAGTCTAAAGAGGAAGTGAGAAAACGGTTGGGCAGGTCAACAAACGACGGGGACGCAGTGATGATGTGTTGGTTCTATGGTCCCAAAGAGATTGATTCTGCGATAGAATGGGCTGGTATAAAGGAAACGCAGCGCAATCAAAAAATGGGCGGGACATCGCCAAAGGTCATATTAAGCAAGAGGAGAAGAAGATAATGTTTGGTATCGGAAGGGCACTTAAACGTGCTGGTCGCAGCGTAGAGGGAGCCGCCCGCAGCGTCGGTAGAGGAGTTAGGCGCGCTGGCGCTCAAGTCGAGGCTCTCGGGCGAGAGGTTGCTAGTGGAGTTAAGTCTGGGTACACACACCCTATTACATCTATTACCAACGAAGCGTCGAGGGCTGAGGTGAAAGGCCGTAAAGTGGTAATCGAGGCTGGGAAACAGGCCGAGGAGGAAGTGAAACGAGCAGGGGACAGAGGCGTAGTTGGAGCCGCAAAAAGAGGCATCCAGAAGAATGTACAAGCGCAGCCAGAAGAAGCCCCGCCGCCGATTCCTGAGCCCACTCCTATGCCAATTCCAGACGAAGCCCTCTCAATGGTTGCCCGTCGGCGCCAAAGAGCAAATCGCCGAGGAGCGCGTGGGTCTAGTATTCTTAGCAATCAGGAGTCCCTGGGGTGAATATTAAGCAGCTCAAAGAACAGGCAGGTCAGCTTCTTAATGATCGCGGCATGCTCCTGTCTCTTTGGCAGGAGCTTAGTGAAAATTTTTACCCGGAAAGAGCTGATTTTACAATAGAAAGATCTGTAGGGCAGGAGTTCGCAGACTATCTGTATGATTCATACCCAGTATTAACGAGAAGGGATTTAGGAAATCAGCTCGGGGCGATGCTCCGCCCTAGACAGATTGAATGGTTTGAGATGGCGCCAATGGAAGGCGACTATATCGATACTGAGGGCAAGCAGTACCTTGAGTGGGTATCTAAGAAAATGCGCCAAGAGATGTACCAAAAGCGCACACAATTTACCCGCGCGACCAAGGAAGGGGACCATGATTTTGCGACTTTTGGCCAGGCTGTGATTACAACCAGGCTGAATCGTAACGCAGACGGGCTCTTGTATCAATCCTGGCACCTAAGAGACTGTGCTTGGATGGAGAATGAAGAGGGGAATATAGGATTTTTTGTTCGTCGATGGAAGCCAACCGCGCGCCAATTAAATAACTTGTTCCCAGGGAGAGTGAGCAGCAAAGTAGAAGAGCGATCACGGATGGCACCGTTCGACAAAATAGAAGTCTATCACATTGTTTGCGAAGCAAATTATTACGATAAAGATTCTATGACCCGGCCTTACTGGTCAATTTTCCTTGATTGCGACAATGATTCAGAAATAGAGTGCATTCCTGTATGGGAAATGGATTATGTGGTTCCGCGCTGGCAAACTGTATCTGGTTCTCAATACGCCTATTCCCCAGCGGCGATCACCGCGCTGCCGGACGCAAGATTGATCCAGGCTATGACCCTTTCGCTGCTAGAGGCCGGTGAGAAGGCAGTTAACCCGCCATTAGTCGCCGTTGCCGACACAGTTAAGAGCGACGTGTCTATATATGCCGGGGGGATTACTTGGGTTGATAACGAATATGACGAAAGACTGGGGGAGGCATTACGCCCATTAGCTCAAGATCTCCGTGGCATCCCTTATGGAATGGAAATGAAAGCGGACCAGCGCGAGATTATTCGCTCGGCATTTTACCTCGACCGCCTATCGTTACCACAGCAGAGCCCTGAGATGACGGCCTTTGAGGTCGGCCAGAGAGTCCAGGAGTATATACGTCAGGCTGCACCTATTTTCGAGCCTATGGAAATGGAATACAACGGCGGGATTTGTGAATTAACGTACTCCAAGATGATGAGGGCTGGGGCTTTTGGCAATCCGCGCGATAATATGCCAAGGTCACTGAGTGGAAAGCAGTTCCAATTCGTGTTCCAATCCCCGCTTCATGAAGCTATCGACAGACAGAAGGGGCAAAAATTCCTTGAGGCAAAACAATTACTTGCTGAGGCCGCCAGTATTGACGGCTCTACTCTGGCTATGCTGGATATTAAGAAAGCTTTGCGCGATTCCCTTTTAGGCGTAAAAACACCTTCCGAGTGGCTGCGCACAGAGGATGAAGTTATGGCGGCCGAGCGTCAGAATCAAGAAGCGGCGGCACAACAGGCCGACATGGAGCGCATGCAACAGAGTTCAGAGGTGGCTAAGAATCTAGGAGACGCTGCAAATGCGCAAGCCAGAGCAGCCGTCTAAGGCTCCTTCTTACATAATGAAAGCATTCCAGGCTATCGAGGACGGAGTAGCTAGCGATAATCAACAAAAACAAGCCCTGGCGTGGCTGATTAATTCAGTCTGTCACACTTACGATATGTCGTACATACCAGGCGATACCCATGCCACAGCATTTGCCGAGGGCAAGCGTGCGGTTGGGTTGGAGATTGTAACAATGTTAAAGGTCAATGTGACCGAAATTCGGAGGAAAGAAGATGAAACGAAGTCTTAAATGGCGTTTAATGCAAATACAACACAACCAAGCCGCCGCCGTGGTTGAGGATGACCAAGCCGGCGATGATTCGTCGGCAGTAGATAGTGGTGGCGGCGGTGCAGTTGGCGCTGCCGATGACAGTAAAGCTGCTAGCGTCCCAAGTAATTGGCCGGACAACTGGCGCGAATTGTATGCTGGCGGTGATGAGAAGAAACTTAGTCAGCTCAGCCGTTACGCTTCTCCGTCTGCGGCTTTTGATGGTCTTATAGCCACAAAACAAAAGCTTAGCTCTGGAGAATATAAATCTACCGACCCCTTCCCGGAAAAAGGGACCGACGATGAAAAGAATGCCTGGCGCGAGCAGAATGGCATACCGACAGAAGCGTCGGCTTACGGGTTCGATGGAATACAGGAGCAGGATCAAGAATTTATTAATGCACTCGGCGAATATGCCTTGGGGAAAAATATCCCCAAACAATACGCCAATGATTTTGTCGAGTTCCTGAAAGCACAAGATCAGCAGGCGCAAGAGTTCGACGCTCAAGCTGATCATGAAGCGCAGCAGACTTTTGAAGACAAAATGCGCGCCGAGTGGGGTAACGATTACCGGCGAAATATCAATATGATTCACGGGCTTTTAGACACAGGACCGGCAGGAATGAAGGACTATTTTCTCAATAGTCGCGGCCCTGATGGCAACCCGCTCGGATCTAACCCACAAATAGCTGCCTATCTCGCTGATTTGGCGTTTCAGATTAACCCGATTACTACGCTTGTGCCCAATAGTGGCGGGAATGCTGCGCAATCGCTGGCCGATGAGATTGAGGCAATTGAGGCTAAGATGGGGACCAAGGAATACAGCGACAACGAGAAAATGCAACAGAGATACCGAGATTTAATTTCTGCACGTGAGCGTATTAAAGTGAAGGAGAAATAATCACGCAAAAGCGATATTGAACAGAAGCTATACAAATTATATTTTTATTGATTAACAAACGCTTGAACTGGCCCTGGATGGAAGGGCGGCGGTCCTCCAAAGAGACTCCCCGGCAAACTTCCGTCAAGACTCCCCGAGGGAAAGCACTTAACCCTAAACAAGATAAGAGGACATACTGATGAGTGATGTAGCATTCCAAATTCAGTACCGTCAAGAGTTCGTTAAAGGGTTCGAGCAGCGGCAATCACTTCTTCGTGATACCGTTACGACAGAGGCCGTTATCAAGGGCAATAAAGCCACTTTCTTGGTAGCTGATTCTGGAGGTGCGACTGCTCAAACTCGCGGAGCCAACGGACTTATTGCGGCGCGTGCTGACAATAACAACCAATATACGGCTACTCTGCAAGAGTGGCATGATTTGGTCCGCAAGACAGATTTCAACGTTTTTGCTTCTCAAGGCAACCAACGTGCCATCATGCAGGATACTACGATGGCGGTTATCAACCGGAAGATCGACGATGACATTATCACCACGCTAAATGGTGGCACTATTACTGTCGGCGGTTCTACCAGTACGCCTAGCGTGCAATTATTCCAGCGTAGCCGCGTTAAGCTGTCTAATGCTGGCGTTCCATGGGATGGCAATATTACCTTCCTTTGCCAACCGGCTTTCTTAGCTTATCTGGAAGAAGCTCCGGAATTCGCTAAGGCTGACTATGTAGATATGCGTCCGTTTGCTGGCCAAGATGCTTCTTGGCGCGACAAACCGATGGCTTATCGCTGGCGGAATGCGCTGGTTATCGAGCATCCGAACCTTCCTGGCCAGGGTACAACGAGCGGTAAATCCTTCATGTATCACAAAAACTCAATCGGCCATGCCGCTAATAAAGCAGGTATGCAGAATGTGATTGGATACAACGAGGAGCAAGGGTATTCCTTCGCGCGTTGCTCGATGGATATGGGCGCTATTCTAATGCAGAATAGCGGTGTGGTTGTAGTCACAGCTGATGGCACAGCTTACGAATAAGGAGGAATGACAAATGGCTTATAAAAGTTCTACTGCCGCAAGTTCCGTCACGAATCCGGCTAAGTGCCTAATCCCGCGTATGGGCGGCCTAGCTGCATCTAGTGCTTTATCTAGTGCAGCAGCCACTCAGCGGCTACAGGGCGGCGCGGTGTTTTTCTATTCATCGACGCACACCAGTACGGCTGTCATCGCCTCTAATTTTTTTACCGATGGCAAGCGCTTAGGCATGCAGGCTGGAGATTTGGTTCTCGGCGTATCTTACTCAACGGCGGCGTCAAACCCGAAAGTCTATATGGCGGCAGTAAAAACCGTATCGACTTCTGGCGCGACCCTCGCCTCTCACATCGTTGTATCTACCTAAGTACTAGGGGCTCTCCGGAGCCCCATCTTTTTGCACCATTGGAGGAACCATGGCAGAAGCATTAAAAGCAGAGCAAGCCCCTGTCGAGGGCGCAGATCATAAACCGCAGGTGACGCCCGTCAAGGTAGAGGCTCCCAAAGAAGCCCCTAGCGTTGTCAATAGTCGCATGCAATTAAGCGAGTCCGTCGCGCTAGATTATTTTGTAACCGCAGAAAGTCGCGTTACTCGCCAAGATATCAACCGTCCAGAATTCTGGGCGCACGTTGCCAGACAGTTACGGCCTTTCTCCCGGCTCAGAGTCACCACTGATGACGCGAAATTCATTGCGGAATTGGTTGTGATTACCGCTGGTAGCAATTGGGCGGTAGTCAGGGAAATCTTCTTTATCGATTTAGAGAATGCTTTAACGGCGGTTCCAGATTTACAGTATCGCGAAAATCAATTTTATATCCAATATAAGGGCACAAAGTTGAAATGGAGCATTATTCGCAAGTCAGATTCCGCAATCATCAAGTCCGAAATACCGTCTAAGGATATGGCCGAGTTAGCTCTTGCTGAATACGTTAAGGTAATAACAAAATGACAGACCGTCTCAAGCTCTACAATAAGGCTCTACGTTACTGCGGGGAGCGTTCTTTGTCCTCATTAACGGAGGAGCGTGAGCCGCGCAGACTTCTAGACGCGGTGTGGAGCGAGGGCGGGGTGAAATATTGTCTAGAGCAGGGCTTTTGGAATTGGTGTAGTAGATACGTGAGGTTTGATTACGATACGTCTGTTACGCCGCAGTTTGGGTACAATCGAGCATTCCAGCAGCCCTCTGATTTCGTTAAGACTTGCGGTGTATGTAGCGACGAATTCTTTAAAAATCCGCTAATTAACTACAGTGATCTCAATGGCTACTGGTACGCCTCAATAGACCAGATCTATGTCCAGTATGTCTCTGATGGAACGTCTTACGGCAACGATTTAACGATATGGCCGGAGAGTTTCACTAATTTCGCCGCCGCCTATTTCGCAAGCGAAATCATCACAAAATTAACTGGAGACGAGAAAAAGAGAGATAGCGTCGAAAAGAAAATGAACGATTTCCTCAGAAAGGCGAAATCATTAGACGCCGCAAATACTCCACAGCAATTCCCGGCGCCAGGAAACTGGGGGCGCAGCCGATACGGCAGATCAAGCAGAGATAATGGAAGTAGAGGAAATCTAATAGGATAGCCATGAATGCCAAAGCAGAATATCAGTCTATTCAGCTTTAACCGGGGGCTTGTAAGCCCTCTCGCTTTAGCGCGCACTGATTTAGAGAGACTGCAACTATCAGCAGAAACCTATCTGAATTTCCGCCCAAGGGCTCTTGGGTCTATGATGCTTCGTCCAGGACATGGATACATAGGGGCGACCGCATCTAATAACTCCGCAAAATATATACCTTTTATTTTTTCTTCATCTGATGCCGCACTGATCGAGCTGACCAATCTACTTTGCCGCGTGTGGGTTAATGACTCCCTAGTAACAAGATCAGCCGTTACGGCAACGGTTGCAAACAGTGGTTTCGATACAGACGTTACAAGCTGGACGGATGACGATGATGCTGGCGCCACTTCCGCATGGGTGACTGGCGGTTATTTGGGCCTTACTGGCGATGGAACTAATTACGCCAAGAGGTATCAATCTGTTGCAGTTAATGAATCTGGGACAGAACACGCTTTGGCGATACACATCCAACGAGGTCCGGTTATTTGTAGATGCGGGTCTGCGGCTGGAACTGATGATTATATTACCGAGACAACCCTTGACACCGGGTATCATTCACTTTCTTTCACGCCGACTTCGGCTAATTTCTTCATACAATTTTCCTCAAACCTGAAACGCCAGGTTTTGGTTGATTCTTGCGCGCTGGAATCATCTGGTACGATGACAATCGTCTCCCCGTTCACGGCTGCGGATCTCCCAAATATCAGATACGACCAGTCAGGCGATATTGTGTTTATAGCGTGGGGAAGTCAGCAGTATAAAATCGAACGTCGTTCTACCACTTCATGGTCCGTTGTTAAGTACGAAACCACTGATGGGCCTTTCCGCGATATCAATCTCACGGCTACAACGATAACTCCTAGCGCCTTGACTGGGAATATAACCCTTACAGCTTCGCAAAAGCTTTTCAAGCTGACAAGCGTCGGCACTCTGTACAGAATCACTTCTGACGGTCAAACAGTAACCGCGAGCGTAAGCACTGGCGGCTCCTGGACTAGCACTATCCGAGTGACCGGGGTCACAACGAGCAGAATTTTTACTGTCACTAGGTCTGGCATCTGGTCCGGGACGGTAACTCTCCAGCGATCATTAACCGCTTCTACCGGACCATGGGAGACGGCGACAACATACACTACGAATGCCACTGTCGCCTATGACGATGGGCTAGACAACCAGATCGCTTGGTATAGAATCGGCGTAGATACGGCAAACTTTAGCTCTGCCGTCGTCACCAATATAACCCAGGCAAACCCAGGCGTTGTCACGACATCGGCGGCGCATGGCTTCACCACTGGGGAAGTTGTCGGCATGGCCGGGGTGGTTGGAATGACAGAGGTCAATGGTAATTCGTACACAATTACCGTTCTTAGCGCGACTACGTTTAGTCTAGGGGTAGACACTTCCGGGTTTACGGCCTACGTATCAGACGGAACAGCCACGTCAGAAGGACCAGTTTCCTTAACTCTAGACTACCCGCTCGGGAATATAGACGGAATTGTCAGGATCACTGATTACACATCTGAAACCGTTGTTAGTGCGGAAGTTATTACCGATCTTGGGGCCACTACAGCGACGGACGCATGGAACGAGGGAAGATGGAGCGACCGCCGCGGGTGGCCGACCAGTGTCGCCCTAGTGGAGGGGCGGATTGCATGGGCTGGGAAAGACCATATAGACCTATCTGTCAGTGACTCTTACTATGGATTTAATGAGGACACGGTCGGAGACTCTGCCCCAATTGCCAGCTCTATAGGCTCTGGACCTGTGGATACTATCAACTGGCTCCTTCCTTTGCGCCGACTACTTATGGGCGGCGAAGGCTCTGAATTCGTTTGCAGGTCTAATGGCGATGACGAGCCATTAACAACATCTAGATTCAATATCAAGGACATATCGACACAAGGATCGGCTGCTGTTGCGGCGGTGAAGATTGATAAGACTGGCATTTTTGTTCAGAAGGGAGGAGTGAGGCTGTTCGAGATGGTCTATAACTCCGATGATTTCGAATATGGATCACATGATCTAACCTTGTTCTACCCAAATGCCGGGGGAGTCGGATTCTCTCATATTGCAGTTCAAAGGCAGCCAGACACAAGAATTCACTGCGTTAGATCTGATGGTACGGCAGCGATACTAATCTACGATCAAAAAGAAGATATTCTCTGCTGGACCGAGTTCACGACAAACGGCCAAGTGGAAGATGTTGTGATTCTTCCAGGAGCCACCGGAGACGGCGAAGACGCTGTTTACTATGTTGTTCGGAGAACGATAAACGGAGCAACTGTACGCTATCTGGAGAAAATGGCGCTTGAGTCTCAGTGTCAAGGCGGGACCGTAAACCGACAAATGGACTCATTTATAACATTCTCACAGACCGCATCTACCACGGTATCCGGATTAAGTCATTTAGAAGGCGAGACAGTAGTATTATGGGCAGACGGCAAGGATCTTGGTTCCTACACTGTCTCTGGCGGCGCTATAACTGCAAGCGTAGCGGTAGCTAATGGGGCGGTTGGGTTGTCCTACACCGCCAAATGGAAATCAACGAAACTCGCTTACGCAGCCGGCCTTGGTACAGCTATGAACCAAAAGAAACGCATAAACAACATAGGCTTAATACTATATAATACTCATTACCAAGGAATTACCTACGGGCCTGATTTTGATAGCTTGGATAATCTACCGCTAGTCGAGGACGAGGTAGCTACTGCCGCGGATACAGTTCATGCGGCGTATGACGAAGAAGCATTTTTCTTTAACGGGAGCTGGAATTCTGATTCAAGAGTATGCTTGCAGGCGCAATCTCCGCGACCTTGCACAGTATTAAGTTTGGCTATTTCCATTGAAACACATGATAAATTCTAGGTAATTTATGGCAGCAGCAGCGATATTAATGGGAGCAGGAGAGGCGTTTAACCTCTATGGTCAATATCAGCAGTCAAAAATGGCTGCGCTTATGGGGCGCATGCGCAGACAGTATGCCGATAAAGCGGCGCAGCAAACTATCGCAGCCGGTCAAAGGGCTATGCTTGAGGAACGTAGGAATGCCGAGATAATAGCGTCAAGGGCGCTTGCTGTTGCTGCAGCCGGAGGGAGATCGGGCGACCAGTCAGCAAACAAGATTGTTGCAGATATATACGGAGAGGGCGCCTATAGGGCCGCCGTTGCCATGTACGACGCCGAGGAGCAAGCTAAGAAAATAAAATTCGAAGGCGCCATGGCAGAGTATTCAGGCGAACAAGAAGCAAGCAGTATCCGCAAAGGAATGATCGGGTCTGCGCTATCATTTGGTGGAAGTATGTACGCGCAATATAAGAAGCCGCCAGTTCCTAGTAGCGGTAGTGGTTATGGCTAAGTTACCGAATATCGAGGATTTCGGGGGTAGGCCGACTCCGGGTGTTGTTGGCCCGGCTAATTTTGGCACGCCTGATGTTGGCAGCGGGGCTAGGTCTATAGGCCAGGGGATATCTGAGTTCGCGGCTGCCATTGATAAAGTTCAGTATCGCGACGACAAGCTACGCGCCGAGGACGCATTCAACCAATTGCAGCAAAAATCAATCGATTTCACTTCCGGAGATGACGGGTATGAGCGCCTAAAGGCTGGCCAGGTAGCCGGCAAGCCAGTGTATAAAAGCTATCTGGAGAAGTTTAATCAGGCAGCCGATGAGATCTCGAGCAAGCTAGATAACGACCAGCAGCGGCAATTTTTTCGCGGCCGCGCTGATGTTTCTCGTTTGCAATATGGTAATAATCTAATAAACCACATCCAGAAGGAGAAGGACGTTTATGCGAAACAGGTTCTTGAGGGTGGTCGAGCAATAGAAGTTCAAAACGCAGGGGCTAATTGGAATAAGCCTGGAGATGTGGCGTTGTCAGTAGAGCGCACCAAGAGGCTCATTGCCGACCAGGCAGATCATGAGGGGTGGTCAAGCGATTTCGCAAAGGCGAAGGAATTGCAGGCTACCTCTGCGATACACGAAACCGTTATAGCGCAAGCGATTGATTCTGATAACCCTGAATATGCTAAGGAATACTATAAACAATCCAAATCACAGATTGAGGCCGATAAATACGCGGCCTTGGAAAATCTGATAAAGAAAAGCGATGACAAGATATTAGCCCAAACCGTCGCCGACGATGCGATGAATAGAAACTTGACTGAGGCGCAAGCGCTTGCAGAGGCCAGAAAGAAATACAAAGGCGACCAAGAGGATGCAATTGTCGCAAGTATACGAGATCGGTTCCGCGAAAAGGACCAGCTACGAAAAGACAACTATGACCAAGCTGCGAACACGGCCTGGACTATCTACGCTCAATCACGCGATTTTAACAAGATACCACTAACCACACTGGAGCAGATGGATGGCAAAGAGCGTGAGTCCTTGCATGCTTATGCCGAAAGAGAAAAGTCCGGACAGAAAACAGAGACGAATTGGGGTGTTTACTACGATTTAATTCGCATGGCAAAAGACGACCCCGCGCAATTTAAGAATCAAAATCTTCTTAAGTATCAGCCATATCTGAATAAATCCGAGCTTAAGCAAATGATGGAATTGCAGACCAAGCCGGAGAATATAGACTACATCGAATCTCAATCTCAACTAGCAAAGAGAAAGATCGCGCAGGCGGGGCTTGACCCCAAAAATACCGACAAAAACAATGATCAAGGGAGGGCTATAGCTTCTTTTTATTCCAATTTAAACAATGAGATAGCAGCATACCAAGCAAAGACCGGGAAGAAACCGGACGACCAAAAACTCAACGAGATCATGGATAAGATGTTGGAAAACAAAGTCTTTGTTGATGAATGGTTTACTGACCCGGAAAAGCCTGTATCCACTCTAACGCCTAAAGAGCTAGAAGGCGCCTATGTTGAAGTCGAAGGGAAGGAGGTCAAATTAAACGATATCCCTGAAAAAGACCGCGTTTATTTAATCCGCAGAATGATGGATAGCGGCATACCTGTAACTGAGAAAGGAATAGCTAGAGCATGGCTGATAATGACCGGCAAAATATAAACGCGTTAGATAAATATTTCGCTGATGAGGCCGCGCGGAATCAGCAACAGTCTAGGAATATTATTGACATTGCCACCAAAACCGACCCGGAAAGATATTCCAATATTCGAAATATTCGAAATGCAACCGGGCTGCCTGATGATGTTATAGAGCGAAATACCCAGGAGATACAGCGCCGCCAGAGGAACCAGGAAATTGAAGCCGTTCTGAAATCTTCCCCAGTGCTTCGAGAAAAATTCTCTGATCCAGAATTCGCTAAGTTAGCCCATAGCGACGTGAATAATCTATTCAAAACTGAGCACTCACTAAAGCCCCTATCGAAGCCAGAGGGGACTTTTATGAACACAGTGAAGGGGCTGCTTAAGTCATTCCCGCGCGGGCTAGAAAAGACTCGCCAGGGGATTAGAATGCAATATGCGGATTTTATGGGTTACGACCGCATGGCGAAGGATGCGATGCAGAAATATGATGCAGCAGTAACGGATGAGTTGTTGACTGATCCGCAATTCAAATCTGCGACTGCCGGAGCTGCCTATAGCGGGGTGGTTAGCACAATCCAGCAAGCTCCAGGGTTCGCTGCTTCTATTCTAACCAAGAGCCCTACGCCTATGCTTGCATCTGCCGGCATGATGACCGAGACGCAATCTTATGGAAAATATAAGTCCAGGGGAGCAACGTCCGGAGAGGCATTGCTGGGTGGTGGTCTAGAGGGGACGCTAGAAGTAGTTACCGAAAAATTACCGATGGGATACGTCGTTGACAAGTTTGGCAAAGAAGGGATTAAGAAGCTTCTTGCTGGATATGTCGGCAGAGAGATAGTCGGAGAACAGATAGCAACATTCACCCAGGATGCGGTTGATACCGCTATTGCAAACCCCGACAAGACCTGGGGCCAATATATGAAGGAGCGCCCAGGAGCCGCCTATCAAACATTAATAGCCACTCTTGTGCAGAGCGCTCTCATGGGCGCGCCTACGGCCGCGTTGTCGAAATACGAAACGGCAAAGCACAAAGCTAATCAATCACTTGATGATATTCAAAGGATAGATGAGGCTGTCACCTCGGCCACCGCCTCACAATTACGACAAAATTCTCCGGAAGTGTTCAAGGATTTTGTTGAGAAAAACTTAGGAGCAGAAAATAATATTTACATCGCGCCGAACGACGCCGCGGCATTCTTCCAAGGCAAACCGGACTTGCTATCAAAGATCGAAGAAAAATCTCCAGATACAGCGGCTAGCATCGTCGATAGCCTTAATGCGGGGAGCGATGTTGTCATCCCTAAAGCGGATTTTTTTACTTACTTCCCTGAATATTATTCTGAACTGGCTGATATTGTTAGAAATGACCAGGACGGCCTTACAGTCAGTGAGGCGCAAGCTTTTCAACAAGAAAGTCAGGAGACTTTTGCGAAAGAAGCGTCAAAGGCCCTGGAACAAGACCAGCGACGGGTTGCCATGGAAAAATCGGCGAATAAGGTCGCCGAGAACGTGAAGCAGCAAATCGTTTCAACTGGTCGATTTACTCCGCAAGTAGCTGAAAAGTATGCGGCTCTACATAAGGCTTTTGCTACTTCGATGGCTGATAAATTAGGGATCACTCCAGAAGAAGTTTATAGTCGGTTTGGTCTGCAATTCCAGGGGCCAGAATCTCCTACACAGATTGAGGGGTATGCGTCTCCCGCGAAACCGACACCAAAAGTTATCCCGTCAGAAAATGAGTTGAAAGCCAGAATCAAACCAGAAGTGACGCAGCGCCAAGGGGAGCGTCGAGGAGAAGGGCGAGCTGAGCCAGGGCGGAGAATAGGAGAGCGCCGCCAGGATATCGCCCGTCGAGAAAAGATTGCCGCAATGTCGCCAGAGGAGCAGTATGCAGCAATTTATGGCCATGAACTTACAGGTCTGAACAATAGGCGCGCGTTTAATGAGGATCTGCCAGACGCTAAGGTTGTCCTTAGTCTCGACGTGGACGCCTTAAAATCCGTGAATGATTTCCTTGGTCAGAGTACCGGGGATGAGCTTTTAAAGACTGTCGCTAATGCGCTCCACGAGGTTTCTGATAATGCCTATCATATTTCTGGCGATGAGTTCTACATGCTTGGAAATGACAAGGATCTGCTTGTTCAACAGGCGAAAGCCGCCCAAGAAATATTAAAGGCAAAAGGGGTTTCTAGCCCCAAAGGATCTTTACACGGCATAGGATTCTCGTTTGGTGTTGCCGAAAGAGGAGGAAAGCCCGGTAAAGACGAAGCCGACTCTAATATGAAGGCGGACAAAAAGGCCAGAGAAGCTGCCGGGTTGCGCGGCGTGCGTGAAGGAATCCCCAAGAATATGACGCTTACCGGGCAAGGTAAAGCGCCTGAACAGATGAAGTTATTCCAATTTGCCGGTATTGGAGCATGGACAGCAAACGAGAAGGAATTTTCTCTGGCTATTGAAATGGAGAGATTAGGTAAAAGTCAATCAGTAATTCGACAGAAAACCGGGTGGCACAGGGGCGCAGATCGTAAATGGCGATTTGAAATTAGTGACGATAAATCAAAAATAAAAGACGATTTTAAAAGAGCTGATTTGAAAAGAAGGGACGTTTCAGTTTCGGACATTCTTGAGCATAATGCTCTATTCGACGCCTATCCGTTATTGGCTGATTTAAAAGTATCAGAAGAAAGTGGAACTGGAGGGACTTTCAATCCAAAAGAGAAAATGATAACTATCGGCGATAAGGTTCCTAATGATGAATTCAAAAAGATTCTATTGCACGAATTACAGCATGCGATACAAGAAGAGGAGGATTTCGCTCGCGGAGGATCGTCGGATAAAAAATTTACTGATGCGGTTAAAAAGGCATTAATTGCTCTTAAGGATGGTTCTGCGGCAGAAGTAAGAATATGGGAAAGACTTAACGCTGAGAAAATTAAAAATTCAATAGATTCGGCGCAATTGGCGCGCTATGGATTGATGTATGAATCAATGAATCGTTTGATTGAATATGCAAATAGAGCTAATACTTCTAGCGTTTTCAATCACATGAGGAACGAGATGCAATGGATCTACGATATTGATTTTCGTAATGATTCTATTGCCGTTGATTTGCAAAGAAAATTCTACGACATTCCAAAACGTCATAAATTAAAAGAAAGGAATAAATTCCTGCGCGAGATGGCGTGGGATGCCGCGCAATGGATTAAAGATAAAATTCCGCAGCAGGTCATGGTAGATTTCAAGAATGATTCTCGCACGACCAGAGGGATGTTAAAAGCATTAGAGCGTCAATCATGGAAAGCCAGAAGCCAGCTAGAGCCATTGCGCAAGCTAAAAATGGAAAGAGAGGTAGCGAAGGAGTTGGCAGAAAAAAGCGCATTCAAAGCCCCTTAT